CCGTGTTGGTCGCGGCGGAACAATCGCCCGTGTTGGTCGCGGCGGACTGATAGCCCGTGTTGGTCGCGGCGGAAGAATTGCCCGTGTTGGTCGCGGCGGAACAATCGCCCGTGTTGGTCGCGGCGGACTGATAGCCCGTGTTGGTCGCAATCGTGTTATCTTCGTCTTTGTGGGCTGATTTCTTATCGTCTTTCTTGACGCGGGCCAACACCCATTCAACGTGCGCCTTGACAATCCCGACGATGCCGATTTCTGCAACCACTTTCAACTTGGATGCGGCTATCTTGTCGTTGGATTTCTTGATAGTCCCGGATGCTTCCACCTCGCAGAACCTGTTTGGAATGCCGTTATCGTCGGCGGGAGCATAGAAGCCGAACACGTCAAGCGGGGTGTTTTCCGCCGGGACGGCGTGGAAACCCCTTTCGCAGATTTCCACATCTTCATTCATTTCGTGCGTCTTTCCAATTTCGTACTGATAGCCACGGCACTTCAAGTCTTTGTCGAAGCCCTTGTAACCTTTGATGATTTCGTTTGCCATATTGATTGATTTTTTAGTTAGTTTCTATTGGGATTTATGGCCCGGGTTGCCCCGGGCCGGGGTTGATTATTTATCGAATGCAAACATTTTCTTCGAAAAGCAAATTGGCCATTCTTTCGGACATTTCGTGTTCGCCCTCAATATCTTTGTAGAATGTTCCTTGATTAACGCCCATAGAATCATATTTAACAATAACGGCGATTTCGTTAAGGTTGGCGTCAAGTCCTTTTTTTGTGATGTTCTGTTTCATTGTCTGTTTCTTTACCGGGAACCGCCCCGGTGCGTTGGTTTCCTTATTGAACCCGATACAAAGGTACAACAATTTTCATAAAAACCAAAACTTTTTGTATAATTTTTCGAAAATTTTGCATCTTTTTTCGAAATCCCCGCCACAATGCCGTATATTCGCGGTTGTAAACCCAAAAATTTATTGCTTATGCCTGTTCACAAAGTCCCGGGCGGCTACCAATGGGGCCAATCCGGCAAAGTTTACCCGACAAAGGCCCAAGCGGAAGCGCAAGGCCGCGAAATTTACGCATCCGGTTACAGGGAAAAGACCGCGCAACCCAAAAAGAAATAGGGAATTTCCATTTTCTTGGAAAAATCCCTATCTTTGTTGCGTCCGTTTACCTCGTATCGCTTTCGGTATTGGACCGCCGCGCCCGGGATTCGTCCGGGGCGCGGTTTTTCGTTCCCGGCGGCGGATTCGGACCGCATCTTTCGCGCCCGCGTTTCACTTGCAACCACTGAATTTTGTTAAAACGGGCCGAACGTTGTAACCAATTACACCACGCCGGGAGTTGTCAAATTTTTTCGTCAAGATGAACCGGGATTTCGCGCCCATCTAATCCATTTGCAATACTCCGTATTTCGTCCGCGTGTTCCTTTTTACACGCCACGATTGCCCGGGTTTCCATCCCATCGTAAAACAGGTATTTATCTTGCGCGTGGGCCAACAACGCGTAATGGAATTGGTGTTGCCGTTCACGCTTGCAAAACTCCATTCCAACGAACGCAAGGGCGTTGCAGTTCGTTTGGTGCGCCGTATGCAAAAAATCATCGTATTGCATACGCCGGGTTCGAACATTACTTTTCTTTGCCATCGTTTTTATGCTTTTCTTCGTATTCGCATTGAATTACAATTGGATTGTAACTTGCGTAACGCCCCGTATTATACGGGCAAGTCATACAAGGGTCACTACCAACAAGCGGAACGCCGTTCACAAACGGACCCACCCTTTTATACCGGTACGGGCAAAGCCTATACGTTCCGTCGGGTTTTCTTTTTGCGATTTCCCGTGCCATTACTCAATCAATTTTGTTAGTTCATTCAGTTTCCCCAACAGTTCGGAACGCGAGCAAAACGCGTCGCCCTTTTTGGGGTTGACATACCGGCGCACGGTATTAACGAAATCCATAACACAATTTACGTTAATATATTCCGTTTCCGGATTTTGCGGCGGGAAATCAGCCGGTTCCAACATACCCGGGGAAACCATAAATTCGGCAATAAATAATCTTTCCGGCATTCCCATATTACCAGAGTATTGCGACCAACAACGCCGTCAATAGGCCCAATATTGCCATTAACACGTCCCGGCAAATTTGCCGTTGGCGGGCCGTCGGCAATTTCTTGACTATCACTTGGACCTGTTCGCCATCGGCAAACATCTTCCACGTTTCTTCCGGCAATGTCGCATAATATCGGCCATAACGGCAAATTACGCGTTCAATCGTGTTAATCTGTTTCATAATTACGCATCTAATTGAGAGAACACCCAAACAAAAAGAACGGAAATTACAATAACAAGCGCAACGCCAATCAACGCGCCGTCAACGCGGGACGCGTGAATTGACGCGTATTCAGCGAACGAATACGGGTATTTCTCTCGCCTGAAACAAACGAAACGATACCCCAATACCAAAAGTTCGATTGCCACGGCAACCAGCGCAATAGTCATTGCGCGTTCAACAAAAATAGCATTCATACCTAATTGTTTTTGTTTTTTGCATCTTCCGGGTGTGTCGCCCGGTATTTTTCCGCTTTCCTCGCCCGCTTTGCTTTCGCTTTTGCGATTGTTTCCGCTTCAATGCGGCGTTTTCTTTCCCTTTCGTTCTCGCTTTCCGGAACAACGACAACCCGTCGCCCGCCACGCATAAATTGTTCGTTTTCCGCCATTGCCATTGCAGTAAGCAACGCCAACGTAACACCGTTTAATCTTCCCATTTCTGTATCGTGTTAATATTAGTTTGACAAATCTACCACCCGCGCGTATTCTCATACGCGGTCCCGTCCTCCATCAATTCCGGGTTGTACGTGTAATCGAACGATTCCGAAAACGGCTTTTTCGGGTTGTCCGCAAGAATCGCGGCAAATACGTATCCCATAAACAGGGCCACGAAACCGACCAATGAAAAGGCCAATAATACAATTGCAATTTCCATATCTTTGGGATTTTTGGCCCCGGTTGCCCGGGGCCGGGTTTTTACTTACTTGGAAATTAAAGATTGAATCTTGCGTAACGTGTCCGGGCGCAATCCCCACCATTGGGTTTGAACGGTGTTTTTTCTGTACCATTCGTTCACGTGTTCGGCCATATCAGTATAAAACCAACGTCCCCAAACCTTTAATGTGGTATGTCCGTTTTCGGCTTCCGTTATGCGGATTTTCTCAACGTGAAATTCAACGTACGAATCGTTGTGTGCGGAATAATTGGAACCGATAACGTTAATTTCGTATTCTCTTTTTTCGCCGGGGACCATTCCGATTGCGTTTGCCATCTCGGAAATGTTGAAATCTTGAAAGTAATTTGCCATTGCTTTATTCTTTACCGGGAACCGGCCCGTGCCGTGGTGTTCTTTCTTGAACCCGATACAAAGGTACAACAAAAATTTTAATCTCCAAAACTTTTTGTAAAAATTTGCACAAAAAAGTTAATTTTTCATTCCGGGCCCCGTTTCCGCCAAAAAAGAAAGACGGCCGCGCATCCCTGCGAAGCCGTCCCGAAACATTTTCAATCTAAACCTGTGTTCTTATCTTCAATAGCAAAGATAGTGTTTATTTTTCAATTACGACGTGTTCGACGCTTTGTATTTCGGTGTGCGGGTTTTTGCTTACAACGTCAACGCGCCGGTCCTTTACATTCTTCGTTTTCCAAAGGAACCCAAGGAAACGTTTGTACTTGACAGATTCCGCAACAACCAACGAATCCCGATTGGTCAACGTTCCCGTAAATTCGTCCGGCGTCAAGATTCCGTCGAAATCAAACCACGCGTCCCCGCAATGAACCGCGACCGCCGGGACCAACACAGAATCCCGAATTACCGTCGTGTCTTTCGGAGCCGAACGCAATTCGATAATGGTTTGCGCCTGTGTCTTGTTCACGGCCGCCAAATCCCGGTTCTTTCCTTTCAATTCCCGAATCAATTTCGCATCTTCCGCCCGGAACCGTTCAAACTCCTTTGCGGACAATTCAAGCGATTGCACCCGGGCCGCGCTCAATGAATCGCGGACGCGGTATTTCTCCACGTCGCCCATCAACGTTTCCGCGTTTTTCCTGTACCGGTCCCGTTCATCGCGCAACCGGTCCAAATGTCTTTGTTGGATTCCAAAAAGACAAAGGATTGCGACCACGGCGGCCGCAATCCCAATTTCGATTTTCGTTGCCATTACTCGGCCGGGGGAATAGAACCCTTATCCGTCGAATTGCAGGCCCACCCGCTTGCAGTATGGTCGTACGAAACGGTTTCGACCGTTGACGCGTCGGTGTACGTCAAACAAATTCCGCCGTTCTCGGCGTCCTTGTACGTAACGACGTACAAATGGTGTGCGGTTCCGGTTTTCTTGGCGACCTTGCCGCCAATCGGCAACGCGTCCAACACGTCGCCCGGAATTTCGGTAATGTCGGTAACCTCAACCGGCGCGGCGGCGGCCACAAGTTCGGACAACACGGCGGCCAATGCACCGCCCAAATCAATTTGGTTTCCTTGACCGGCAATCTTGCCGTCAATCAACGCTTGCAATTCCTGTTTCATAAGGCAAATAATGTTAATGGGTTATGGTTACAAAGTTATTATTTTTTTGTCGCCGTACAAACGGCAATCGGAAATTCCGAACGGGCATTGAAACACGGGCATTCCTTTATCCACTCGGTTTTCGTTATTTCGCCGTCCCCGTTCTTATCCGGCGACGCGTCCCGGTGTCCCAAAATGTCAACGATACCCGGGTATTCCGACAACAGTTCGTCATATATCAACGCGGCCATTGCCAACTTTTGCGCATCCGTCCGCGTGTCCTTGGCAATCGGGTTGCCCCGTTTGTCCGTCTTGGCCACGATTTCGCCTTTACTGTTCGTCGTTGCTTCAAGGCCGCCGACGTAACAAATGCCAATGGAATGTTTGTTGTACGATTTCCCGGACGTTCCGGCCGTGTTGCAATGCGCACCGTCCATCGTCAACGGGCGGCCGACCTCAACCGTACCGTCCAAATCAATTACGTAATTGTAACCGATACATTTAAATCCACGCTTTTTGTGTTCCCTCTCAATATCGGCGGCCTTTATATCCTTTCCCTCGGGCGTCGCGGAACAATGGATTACGATTGCGTCAATATCTTCTTTTTTCATTGTGCGTCCTCTTTTTTTGCATCCTCAAACGTCATTCCCAATTGGTCCTCAACTTTCAATCGCATAAACTTGCGCAACCAACGGAACAATGGATGGTCCGAAATAACGGCGGCGTTTTCGAGAAACGACCAAAATTCCACCCCGCAACAAAACGCCGTGAACCAATTTGCAAACCGCAATCGGGTTTCTTCCGCAATCGTTTGGTCCAACATTTCGGCAAGTACAATACCAATCAAGATAAACACAACCTTATAGATTGTGCGCCACGCCTTGACCGATTCAAAAGCGAACCGCCGCCCCGCCCTTTTTGCAAGGACGGCGGATTTTATAACGCCGGTCACGAAATCCATTGTTTCGAACAAAACAACAGTTACGAACAAAGGAAACAAGTTGTCGCAAATCAAGGCGGCTAAACTTGCAAATACACCGGCAAACATTTTGTTTGGATAAAAGTTAAAATAGTTACACATAGCGTATTCGTTTATATGCTAACAATTGACATTTCATCCATAATTCCCAACACTTTTTCCATATCAATTATGGAAAGGCATACGAAATTACCGGCCGGATAATCGGCCCCATTACGAACAAGTCCGGAATATCCCGTACTCCCCTTGCAAGAATTGTATATTACAAGTTTCCCGTCTATAACTTTCGCAAACGGGCGATAACTTGCACTGAAAAGCGGGTATTCAAAGAACACAAAATTTTCAACGCCGAAATCTTTCTTTGCAATAAATAATTCCATAGATGCGTTTATCCCATTGCTTGTCCCGCCCGCAATTAGATACACGTCACCGTTATATTCGAACAACCCGCCGTGCCATATATTTGCAAGGCCCTCAATAGACGCGTGTCCTATTTCCGAATATTCCCCGTCAATAGTTGCGCTCTCAATGATTTTTAGATTGTAGGTTTCCGCATATCCGCCCGCTTCAACAAGGTAAATTCGATGTTTATTGTTTACGAAAAGATACATTGGGCAAAGGTCGTCGCCGGAATCGTTTGACCCATATATCATTTGCTTTGCAGACCAATTCAACCCGTCGGATGATTTTGACACATAAATTGCGGTACGATAACCCGTTTGCGACGATGCCCTTGTGCGCCAAAAACAATATAAATATCCATTGTAATAAACAAGTTCCGGGTCGGAATTATATCCACCCGTCGGTGTCGGGTCAATCGGGTTGTTTGCAATCGCAGTAAATCCGGTTGTCGGGAACACCCCGTCTGCAACGTCCGCAAAAAAGATACACGGATTTTCGTATGGTTCCCCACCGCCTTGGAGCGACTGCGGATAGGGCGAAGCGGCCATCCAAAAATTATGTCCGCCAAATCCGCCGGGAATGTATGCGAAACTTGGATGCACAATATCTTTTATTCCATCCGGAACGCCGCCCGTGTTTGGCAATTCAACAAGCGCGGTTTGGTTTATTTGGTTGGCATACCAATATTTGCTTTGCAATTTGTCAATTCGTGCCATATTATTCCATATTTATCGTTTTCTTGTTGCCGTTCTTGTCATAGAAATACAAAACTCCATCTTCCACAAATAACGCGCTCTTTCCCTTTGTCGGTGTGCGGAAATTCTCGTTCAAATAAAGTATTTCAGTTTCTGCGACCAATGATTTAATTTTACTAAAATAAACACGGGCCATTCGGCACACCGAACGAAATGCAGAAACGGCAAGTTGCCCAATGCTTGCATCGTCAATTTTACCAACATTCGTTTCAAAATTCGGTAATGGATTTACAACCGAATTATCAACTATTTCAATCGCATTATACGTCGCGTTAAATTCCGCATTTATAATTTCTATCCGCAAGTCCGAAACCGCAACAACCTTGTCAACTTGGCTATTTGCGTATTGGTCTTGCGATGATATTGTTATCGCAGCGCGAAAAGAATTATACGGCCACGCGCCAATATCCCCAATTTGTCCGCTAACGGAGAAATCCGTCCACGTTTCATTTTGAATTGGATTGTAAACGTGAAATTGTTCTACGTCCGCCGCCGTCGGGTATTTACCCTCTTTCATCCAATAGAACGTAAGCGGAATTGTAGAACCGGAATATGGAGAATCCCCCTTACTTACATACACTTTTCCGCTGAACCGAATTAAGTCCGCGCCGGAAAAGTTTTCACGCAATGCCGTACTTATTTTTAAGTTTAGTGACGGATTGTATTTTGATGCGTATTTACGATGTTCGTAGATGTATTTCCCAAGTACGGAATCGAAAACGATTCTACCAACGCCGCCGTTTTCCTCCGTTTCAATATGAACCGGCGCGTCCTTATCCAACAATTTCAGCGAAGAAAATGGATATGATAGCAAAATGTCCCCGGAATAGAACACCTTGTATGCTTTCCTGTGGTTGCAGACCATCGAAAAAGCGAACGGGTGCGCGTCCCGGTTAAACACATTATCGGAAAAATAATATGTCGCGTTCGCACTTAATGAAACATTTAACGATTGGATAATTGCCGTATTGAAACGAACAAAACAATATTTATCCCCATTAAAAAGCAAATATGCGGCTTTCGGGGCGTCCGTATCAATTTCGAATATTTTGTCCGCCCCTTGTTGAATCCGAAAATCAAACCGTCCATTTTCATATTTGGCCGTTCGTATTTGCAAATTATCCGAAACCGCATATCCGTAAATGAATATTTCGTCAATCAAAAGCGACAACGCGTTTTTTCCCGCACTAAAATTAACTAAATCGGAAAACACGTTTGCCGCGTTCTCTCTCGCCCTCTCCGGATTCATTGGTGTAGCCGAAACCACCTTATCGCTTCGAATAACCGCAACATTCGCGCCCGTGTTAATCAAACTTGAAACATTCGCCGGATTATATTTAATATAAATAATTTCCACGCCCCCCGATTGCCCCTTTAAAAAATGCCAATTATCCGGCGTATCAATCAATGCGGCGTCGTCCGCGATGATTACGCCGTTTTTCTTGATTGACGCGCGGGTTGCTGAAACTTGGTACAGGGAATATTGTTGTTTCGGGTCGCCATTTATAATAATTATATCTTCAATAAACCCGAATTGTGACACGTCAAACGTGCTTTTTGCAATATCGAAAACAACATTGTCGCGCTTCGAAATTGCAATTTCTTGTTCTGCAACTTTATTTGCGGGCGCGGCTCCGGTGTTTTCCTTTTCCCAAGACCCGTTCCATTTGAATATGGCAATTTCCCCGTCAAGAACCAACAACCCGTTGAAATTACTATACGTTCCGGGCGTACTCGCAATATAAAACACGTTTTGGTCCGGCGTTCCGGGGTTCGTTGCGGGGGTTGCAACACCAATGAATTGGAACCCCGCGCCGAGCGAATTAATCATTGCCAACAACGCGGATTGCAAAATATCGCCCGTAATTTCGTTATTGCCGTTGGCCTTAATAACATCTTCAATCGCGGCCTTTAATACTGAATAATTCCCTGCCATAATATTGTTATTGTTGGTTGTTGAAATCGTTGTTGAAATCTGCGTTGAAATCGCCGCGTTGCGCCTTAATGTAGCCCAAACCAATCTTCTTTGCAACGGTCGCGGTTTCAAACTCGGCGTCAACGCTTGCAACGTCGCCGTTATCTTCCCATTCCGGGGTAATTAAGAACGTGTCAAGACTATACGTTTGGCCATTCTTGGTAATTTCCGCGTAATCGGCCATCCGTATAAACCGCATAACGTCCAACAGATATTCGGACGCAAGGAACGAAAATCGGTAAACCTTTTCCGAAATCTGTTTAATCGGGTAAAAGTAACCGTCCCGTTTCTCGCCCTCTTCTTCAAATTGATATTGCGGTTTTGCAATATCGGCGTCCAAGTACAACACGTTCTTAAACGCGGGGTTCGTGTAAACAATGGTCCCGGCGTCCATCGTCGCATCCTCAATATCCCACCACTCAATTTTAAGATAGCCGGAAATATCGTTTACGACCGTGAACACCTCGGAATAATACGTGGTCGAATTGACGATAAGCCGCAAGTAATAACGCCCGTTTTCCATTTGCGTAAACGCCGGGAAATTCCCGGGATAAACGATAACGTCATAACCAAGCGTGGCAAATTGTTTATACGTCAACCCGGAATCAAGCAATTTTTGCTTGCAATTTTCGATTTGCTCGCCCGTGTTGGCGTCGTGAATGTAGATATTCCCAAACGTTACGGATTGTTGGTGCGGGATTAACATTTGGAACGGCAAGATAAACCCGGCCGGTGTAAACAAAGGATAAACCCGGTTATACACCCACCATTTGCGGGCGTTTTGTTGGTCTATTGACGTGTACCACGGCAACACGCTTAAATTGTTATTCGGTGTCATATATCAACGTTGTTTGGGCGTTCCGACTTGACAAATTTACGGACATTTTTTGAATTGTACCATTCCCGATATGCGTTTTAATTAACTGCAACGTATTCGGGTCGTTAAACGCTGGGAATTTTAACGTTTGCGTCTTTAATTTCTTTATTCCCAACGCCTGTTCCTGTATGCCGTTATATTTGAAATATCGGGCGGGCATATCGTAAAAATAATATTGTTGCAACCATATAAACGCCGCGTATGCGTTTTGTAAGATATGGTCCGAACCATTCAAAACGAAATTAACGTACGGCAATTTATATTTTGCGCTGCGCAAGATTGATAATTTTACCTCCTTTACGGATAGGACATTCCCGCCGCCTTTTCCCAAATAAAGGTATTGCGTATTTCTTGGCAACGTTATTTCAAGTGTTTCACTTTGAAGATAGCCAAGACTCGCGCCGGTATCATCGTAAATCGTTGCGCCGCCACTTGCAAACGCATCCATATTTGTTGCCGACACTTTTACTTTTTCGCCGGAAAAAAAGTCTGAATAAATATAATTCCTATATACTGAACCCGGCGTTGTTTCAACTGTATTTTCCAACAATACCCCTACACCACACAACAACACGAAACCATCTTGCGAAATTTCGGACGGATTCAACAAGATATAATCAACGTCGGACGCGAATTGCGCCACGTCAATTTGTTCGATATTGTCCGGGTTGACATACTTGGAAACAATATCAATCGGGTTGCCCTCAAACAATTGCGTAACGTCGTCCATCCAAGCGAATTGATACCGGGCCGCCATTTCCGGTTTGTTGAATTTGAATTGCGACGTTCCGTCGGCCAACGCCTTGCCGGTGCGCGGGACCCTCTCAACCGTCAAATCCCGACCGACAACAGGCGTCCCCGTGTACGTGCCGCCACGCCGGAAAAATTCTATATGCTCAATCCGGAACCGGTTTTGGTCGTCAATAAACCAATAACACCGGTAACAATCGCGCAACATATCCAAAACACGCTTCAACGTTATTGGGGCCTTTTGCGCCGGTTCGTCGTAACCCAACGAAATCATATTGGATTTCGGCGTTATGAATATGCGTTGATTAATACCCAACAACGGGTCCGTACCGTAAAGGAATTGGGAATAATCCGTTGTTTCCGCGTGGGTTATACCCGGCGCGAATTGCGCCAACAGGACCGAAATAACAGACGCAAGCGGGTACGCATCCCGCAACGTGTATTCCTTTCTAAATTTTGATTCCGAAATCCAATCAAACGTATCGAACGCAAACCAAATTGATATGCGGCCCCAAGCGTTACGGGAAACGGGGAACGATTCGTTAATACCCGCAAGCGCATTTTGATACATTACATAATATTTGCCCGGTTGATACAACCCCCATTGTGTCGGCGTCGTTGACAACTGCGACGAAAAAATAATTGTGTTCGGGTAATAATAACCGATTGCCCGGGTATAATTGCGATTGTTCGGCACCAAATCGTCGGCGGGCAACGGGTACGTATTCAACGAATCAACGGATTCAACGTCGCAAACGTAACGGGACCACACCGATAAATCGTGAAGATACACAACGACGTTTCCGGTCGCGCCCGAACCCGAATACGGTTCCAACGTCAATTGCAACGGGTATGTTTGTTGCGGTTGATTGGCAAACACTTTCCACCACATAATTTGCCCGTCCGAAACACGCACGATTTCGAAATATTCCGCGTTGCCGCCGGACGATTGCACGTATTGATGAACAAATTTATAATCGCCGTTGACGTATTCTTGCGTTCCAACGCCGGTTTCCCACGGCGCACCAAAGTAAACGTCCGGGATTTCCGGGGACGCGTTTTGTTCCACATTGACAATTCGGGCCGTTTTGTTCTTTGCAAACAAATACGTATTTTCCAATTCGTTTTCATCTGTTACGGATTCGCACGCCTGTTCCCACCACATACCCGAAAGGAAACAACCGATAACGGTTTGTCCCGGGACGTAAACTTGAATCATTGGCCGCTTATCCAAATTCACGGGGACGATTTGCGGGGCCAATTCAATTAAATTGTATTCCTTTTCCAACCCCGCCAAAACGTCAACGTACACGTCCGCAACGTCCGGCGTCAATGTAACGTTCTTGTCGCTTTCGTTGAACGTGCAATTAGTTTTCCAAAATTGCCCGTGCCAATATTCGGCCCACGTTGCCCCGGCGTCGTATGATATGTATATCTTGACGCCAAATTGCGTGTCAAATGCTTGCGATGCGATAAAATCGTAATCGTCGCGTTCGAACGTCAAGTTACCGGACAATTTCGCCCGGTAAAATTCTTGGTTCGTCTGCAACTCAAAATCTTTCGAAAGGTCGTCCCGGTAAACGGGGAATGCCTGTTGTTCGGCACCCCCGTTCGCGGCCAACGTAAACTTATATATTGGATTCATTACGACTTAATTTTGCGGGTTAAATTCTTGTATCGAATTATCGTATTTCCTTGCGCGTCAACGTACCGGGATTCGTCGCCCTGTTTGCGAATCGCGGCAACGTCCCGTTCAAGGCCGGAAACGTCCGTTGTGCCGCCAATCATTCCGACGGCATAACCGGCCATCGTCGCGTTTGCACGTTGGTAACGGGCCGCAAACGTGCCGTCGTTAAGGGAATTGATTACGTCGGGGATTACGTCGCGGAATTTCCGGGAATTGCGCTTATTGATTACGGCGAAAAATTCGCCGCCCTCGGCGCGTCGCCGGGTGCCGTCCCGCTTGGTCCCCAAATCAATGTCGTGGCCGCTTGCGTGGCTTCCGCCTTGCAACAGTTCAACCGTACCGTCGCCGTATTGCTCGGTCGCAACTTGCGCGGCCTTTACCTTGGCGGCGGCAAAGGAACCCCACATTGTCGCAATTGCCGCGATTGCCAACGCCGGGCCAATTACCTTAATGCCGGACAACGACGACCAAATGTTGGCCGACGCCGTTACTAAACTTGACGCCTGCGAAATTGAATCCATCGCCAATTGGGCCTTTTGGGCTTTTTCCTTTTCCTTTTGGGCCTTTTCTTGGTTCTTTTGTGCCAATTCCAATTCCTTTTGCGCGGTCACCACGTCATTTGCGTAACCCGCGTTGCGGGCTTCAATTTCGGCGTCCAAAACGCGTTGTGCGCTTTCAACCTGTTTGTTGGCCGCATTAACGGCCGCGTCGGCCGCCTCGTTCCAAGAATCAACGATTGACGCAATGGAATCTTTCACTGAATCAATGGCGGTGTGCAGCGCGTCCTGTTGGTCCGAATCCAAACTAATACCCAACAATTCATACAAATTGTTATACGGCAATTCCTTGGCTTCCTTTTCTATACCCGCAATTATGGCTTTGATTGCCGCAATTTCGTCGGCGGTCATTTTGTTCGTTGCCGTTTCGTTGATTTTCAAAATGGCAATCAACCGCGCCTTTTCCTGTTCCAATCGGAACAACGTTTTTTGACGTTCGTTCTTGTCCAACAAGTCAAATTCCGCGCTTTGGCGGTCCTGCAATGCTTCCAAATCACGTTGCGCCAACTTGGTATTGAAATCGGCCGTTTCGCGCATAACTTGCGCATCGTACTTTTTGTTTATGGCCGTTTCGTCTTGGCGCAATTTTTCGGCCTTTTGCTTGTTTTCGAATATTTCAATTTCGCGTTGTTTGTTAATGGCCGCAATCCGCAAGTCAAGCATTTGTTGCGACCATTCGTTTGCGTTGGCAATCTCCAATTGGATACTTTGCAATTGCGCCTGCATATACGCCCGTTCGTCGGCGATTGCCTGTTGTTCCCGGGCTTCTTCTTCCTTTGCAAGTCGTTCACGCTCTTTGGCCGCATCCTGTTCGGCTTTAACCGCATCGTCGGCGGCTTTCTTCGCGGCGGCCGCCCGGGCTCTCGCGTTGTTTTCTTCTTCCTTGGCCTGTTGCGCTTCAAGCGAATTTCGCATTGTCTTGAACCGCTTTTGGTCGTTGTAAACGGCCGCTTGCGCGTTCAAATATTTTTCTTCCGCGTCAACATACGCTTTAACCTGTTCGTCGTTGGTCAATCCGTATTGTTCCGCGAACCCGGCGAACGCCTTTACGCTTTCGCTTGCGCTATCTATTACGGCCCCCATTTCCTCGCGTTGCTTGCGATATGCGTCACGCGCCGCGCCCGTGGTTTTCAATTCCTGTTTACGAATAATCTCGCGGTCGGCGATTGCTTGGTTGTAGGCCATCGCCTGTTTTATCACGTCCTCGTTTAGATTGTAGTTCTTGATATTTTCCGCAAATTCTTCTTCCGCCGCCTTTCGCGCTTCTTCCGACGCGAATTGCCGTTTATTTGTCACAGAAAACAGATATTCCAATTGCGCGTCCCGGGTGCGCTTGGCCGTTTCCGTTTCCTGTTCATAAATCGGCTTCATATTCTCCAAGTATTGGTCGGCCGCCGCTAATCTTTCTTCGTAGGACAAACGGGTATCCCGCGCGGCTTCTTCCAACGCCGCGTTTTCAACTGACAAACTTGCTTTCAACAACCGCGTTGAATTTGTGCGTTCAAACGTTTCGTCCAACACGCGTTTAAGTTCCCGGCCCGCGTTCATTGCATCAATCGCGCCCCGGATAAACAATGAGAAATCAACCGACGCAACGGATTTTTTGAACAAATCCCACGTCGCCGACCATCCCGCAACCTCTCGGTCCAACGCGTCACCCGTGGTCTGCGTTTCGTGGGCTGAATCCATCCACAATTTGAACGCCGCCGTAAGGCCCCCAACAACGCCAATCAAAATAGCAATCGGGGATTTTAACAGATTCAAAACCCCGTGGAAAAGTTCGCTTCGCTTCGACGCGTCCGTTATAACCTCAATGTATTGAGTTTTTACGCCAACCAAATTTCCCAACGCGCGTTCGTATTGGCCAACTTGCAATTGGCTTTTGCCGGTCGCCTTTTGCAACCGGTTCATTTCTTCGTAAATCGCTTTCGTTTCGGATTCCAACTTGCGACCCATTTCCGTCCCCTTGCGTTGGGCTTCCGACATTTCATTAAGCGCAATTTTATTCAACCGATATTGCGCCGAGAGTTTATTATATGAACCCTCGGCGGAATTATTCAATTGAACAACCAATTTTGCAATTTGGTTGGCTTCCCGATTCGCCGCGTTCAACTCGGCCTTTGTCTTTTGCGCCTGTAATTCTTCGTCAACCAATTTGGTGTATTCCGCAACAAGTTTGTTTGTTGCTTCCGTGTTTTGCAAAATCGCCTTTCGTTGTTCTTCCGTTGCACCGGAAACGTCGCGCATACTCTTTGCGACGTCCTCGGCGTCGCCCTGTATCTTGGATTTCGCCGCGTCGTATTTCTGTATCAACTCGTCCAATTGCGCAATCAAATTCGTAATCGAATTATCCGGCGAAATCAAATCGGAATATTTAATTGGGTTCGGATTCTCCATAACAGTTGCTTTTGTTAAAAACGCCGAATCGCGGCGTTGTTTTGCTCAATCGGTAATTATATGTTTCGTCGCATTGCGTCCAAATTAGGCACGTTTCCGGGTCTTTTCGGCCGCCTTGGCGCGTTCCTGTAAAAAATCAAATGCGTTGTAAAACTCCAATACCGAATATTCCTTGGGTTTTACGTGCAATTGTTCGGACAATGCCAAACAAAGGTTTTCAAATTGCCGGTCGTGTTGGATTTCCACACCATCCGAACCGGTAAACGTCTTTGGGTGCGAATACGTGACCAATTGCGTTGTTATCTTGTCAACGTCTTTTTCGCTTCCCGGGTCCGGCGAACCCTCAATTATCTTATTCAATAACGCCAACGTCCGCTTTCTCAACAAATCATAATATTCTTTGATTTCCGAATTGTTGAATATGGCCGGGAAATATAATTGTAGTTCATCGTCTATTTTTTTTTTGACCGCATCCAACCGGGCGGTCAACTCTTTTAACGGCGATTCGCTTAATTCCGTAACGATTGCATCCAACGAACAATCCGAAATATCCGTGCATTCCCGGCCGTCAATCTTGGCGACCAACACCGCAAACGCGCGTAATTTCGGGCTAAATTCGTTTTGAATCATAAACACGCATTGGCGCAAGTTTTCCAATTCCTGTTGCGCGTTCTTGTTGTCCCCGGCCATCAAGAACCGGCGCGTTTTCTCAATCCTTTGGTCAAACGCCGCCATATCGGAACCAATGCCGGAATCCACCAACAACAACTTTTGGTATTTATGGAAACGTACAATGGGTAATTCCTCAATCCCATCGTACATTTCGACCGTGTGTTTTCCAATCTTTACCGTTACCATAACAAACGCGCAATCATTGTTGAACATACCGGGACGAACGCAAATTGCCATTGTCCCGTTACCACCAACAAAGTTAATGAAATCAACACACAAACCCACCAAGAACAACAGAATTTACACGAAAACAATTCGTTTAACCATTCCGTCGGCGCGTGGACCTGTAACCATTCAATCCATCCCCATTTTTGCGCCAACGCCAACAGGAACGCGGCCGCCAACGCGACGACCACGACCCAACAAACAAAATCAATCATTCCTGCACACATAATTCGTCGTATTCTAAAATTCCATCAATGCGGAATCCCCCGAACGGGTGCATTAAATATTGGTTATCAATTTCCGAAAGCGTGAAACCACGGTAAATGTTTTCGTTTTGCTCATATATGCGCGTCGTCAATATATGGCCGTCGGGCAAATGCCAACCGGCCCGGCCCTCCAATACGCGCAAAACGTCCGCTTTCAACTTTTCCGTGTTCCTGTTTGCGGCCGCGTTGTACACTTGGCGCAAATCGAACCATACGATAAGCGAAAACGGCGTTTTGATTGTCCGCGCCCACGGCCCCGGGTCAATCGTTTGCGGGTCGTCAATCCAAAAGAACGAAAAATTGCCAATCTTGGAATCCGGGGAAACCTCAATGTAATCGTTCGGGCCGTGTCCGTTCCAATTACCGCAATACACGTTCGGCGTAATTACCCGTTTCCCGTTTATGTTCTTTGTAAGACGTTGGGCGCGGCCAAACGCCACGTCCAACCACGATATATTTTGCACCAACCCGCTTTGGATTGACGCCAAAACGTGGTCCAACATTACCGCGTTGGGGATAACCGGCGCATTGTTTACCGGCACGTTGTTATCATTAGGCATATAATTGTTGTTTTATTTGGTCCATCAATTCGTCGTATGCGCCCCGTTCGACAAATATAACCATCCAATTGGCCATCATCAAACCGAACGTTTCGATTCCGTATTTATCCATAATCTTTTTGGCGTATTCCGTCGTGGCGACGACCTCAACGGTATCGGCGTTGAATTGTACGCCTAATTCTTCGTGGAACCGGCCGTTAAAATACAGGTTTGGCGCGTCCGGATTCTTGTTTGCCGTGTACGGGTAACGTATTGTATTGTCTTTCATCGCGGAATACCGGCCCGCCGTTTCAACAGAATAGAAAAACCCGGTCGGTTTCAAATCCTCGGAATAATACGGGCGTATATCCTCGCCGTCCGAACGCTTGCCCGCAAACAATTGTTGGCGTTGTAATTCCATTATATCGGCCGGGTGCGTAACAACCGCATTGCGGACCAATGCGCCGGTCTGCAATCCCTCGTTGACGGTTTTAACGCGATTCAATAGGTCGTTCAAAATTCCCATTTCGGCCGCTTTGTGGCTTTTCTCGGGCGTTCGGCGCAAAGACGTGGAATTTATCGTTTTTCCGCTTCGCGCCCGAAATAGGCCGTTTTCTTTGAAAATTAGACGGTGCGGTATTTAACACCGTGGTTGTTGCATTGCAAACATATCCGGTCCAAACCCCGCGTGTCAAGCGACAACGCCTTGTACGCCTGTTTCAGTTCGTAACCCAACCCCGACGGGCGGCCGGACGGGGTGCCGTCCAACTCATACAACAGTTCGTCCCGCGTTACGTTTACTTGGTTGCGGTTAACGCGAACGTCCGGGTTCATCGCAATTGTTCGCAACACGTTTGCCGCGACCTGTTTTTGTATAACCGTCGCAAAGATTTGGCGTTGCGAAATAATGAAATCCGTAATATCGCATCCAACGGTAATTTCGCAATTCAACCCGTAATTGATTGTGTTGGTAAACGACAATGCGTCAATATCGAACATTTCCGGGTATTCGGCGAAATCCGCCGGGGCGTTAACACAGAACGGGGAAACCTGCAAATATTTGGTCATTTCTTTCCACGAATCCAACGCGTAACCCATACACGTTTGGCACGGGGCTTTTGACCAATCCCGGGTAACGTTCAATGCCCGCATATTGTTTGGCAATTCGTTTTGGTTGTAGCAAAGGAACCACGCGCCGCCCGCGTCGTTTCCGTCGCCGTCCATCCCGGGAATGTACGGTAAATATATCGGCGTTTCCGGTGTGAACCATTGGAAACCGCCGCTTTCATTCGTAAAATTCAATTCAATTGTCCGCATCGGGGCGACCTGTGAAGAATGGAACAGATACAACGTTACCTTTCCGGTCCCGCCTATCATCTGCAAACCGATTCGTTCAATTTTAGTCGTTACGCCCATCGAACGCACCGGGACGATTTCGAAACCGACAATCTTTCCAGTGGGCGTCAAAATGTTCTGCAACCGGGCCGCGCCGTCAAAGAACGTGCGCCGTTCCAAAAGATTCTTGGTTTCCTGTTGCAGTTGCTTTAACTGTATGAATTGTTGGATTGCCGTGTTGATTCCGTTATTGGTCAAATGTTGCAGATAATCCGACAACATATTGTACACGGCCCAATCCGCGTTATTCTCGGCCGGTTCGGAACCGGTGTTGGCGGCCTTTGCAATCCAAACCGTACCTTGGTGTTTTACCTTTGCGCCAATCGGGTATGCCGTCGCGTTGTTCCAATTCGGGTATTTATAATCCCAATCGTCCGGCATAATGGACCGGACGTTTTCAAGGGTGCAAAGCGGGTGCGCACCTTGAAACGTCAACCCGCTTTCGCTTTGGGTTAACGATTCATCAATGGCCGTTGCGGGGTTGTATGATTGTTCCCAACCTACAACGTGCGCAAGGGCGGTTTGTATTTCTTGCAATCGTACCATTTCTTTTCTTTTGTAAGGTGGCAGAAAAAAGAAAAAACCTTTGTCTTTAAAAGAAAAACGGGGACGGGGTTGTTGACCCGTCCCCGCGAAAGTTAGGTTTTGTTTCGGATGTGCCTAAACCACGGCTTTTGTGTTAACCGGGTTATCCTCGCCGTTCACGACCTCAACAGGTTGAGCGAACGGGGAACCGGCGGCGGTTGCAATTTCGACTTTGATAATCGGGTTGGCGACGGTTGCGGGGGCGGAATTGTACGCGACCAAAAACGCGACGTCAACGGAGAACGCGAAATACTCTTTCACGGCGCACGTCATATCGGCGGACGCGGCACCGGCAATTCCGGATTGGTCGCCAACGGACGTGTAGTAATGCGAACCGACTGGCAAATCAATGTACGGCAAACGCACAACGTCCCATTCGTTGAAATTCGCAACGGCGCGGCGCAATGCTTCGCGGTCAACGCGCGTCAACACACCAACGTTGCCGTCCTCAACCACGTAGGCCGTGGCGTACACGCCGGTTTCGTTGACGATATTGGCGGTATAGTGGAACACCTTGTTTTCGTACTCCAACCGCTTGTTGACGTCGTTATAAATTCCGTGTTCGGCCATCTTGTTAATAAGGGAATCAATACCCGTGTTGCCGATAACGTGCAACATACCCGGGTACGCGTTTGCCCTCATCAACGCGTTCATATCGGCCAACCATTCCATACGGGCAATGTACGGAACCTGTACGGCGTTGGAAACAACGTTGTAAACCAACGTGTCCTTGAACACCTGCGTTTTGTTCGCTTCAAGGGCGGCGATTCCCTGTTGGTCCATTGCGGTTGCAAGGGCGCGGCAAACCTTTTCCATCTTGCGGGCAAAATCGTGTTCGTAGGAAATTTCGTTGTTCATATACAACGACGGAACCATCGTGAAGCCGACGGCGAGCGTTACCCAATTCACGGTGTACAACGCGGACGTGTTTTCGTCGTCTGCAATCGCGCAAGAACGGACGTTTGTCACGGTCACGTCGCCATCGTAATTGATAACGGGAACTTGCACGGTGTTACCGATTGACGCAAACGCACGGTCGCGCAAATTCTTGTTGATAATGGAATTGGGGGCGTCGGTTTGTGCAATGAAGAAATCCAACGCGCCATACTCCAAAGGTCGCGCCATATTACGGTCAAATTCCGGGTTTTCAACGCGCCAATTTTGCAAACGAGTAGCAATAAGTGACATAATGTTTGTGTTTTTAATTGTTAAACATTTTCCCGGATTGACCCTTTACCCGGTGTAATTTCTAAAAAAACGCCCGCAAAGTATGCTTCCTTTCGGCTCGCCTTGCGGGCTTATTTTAACGAACCGGCAACGCCTTAATCGCGTCGTAGTTGTTTTTCCACGCTTCCGCAAACGCGGTGTCGTATTCTTTCGAACCGACGGTTTTACCTTGGGCCATAAGACCCGTGGCGATGATTTCGGACGCTTCGTGTTGCGTCCTCGCGCCGGAAATATCAACCAAACCTTTGTTGTCGCCCCGGGAATCCTCGCCGCCCTGCGAACCCGCGCCGTTTTGCTTGCGTCCGGAATCCAAAACACCCATCGTTTGCAATTCCTTTTTGACCAAATCGGCGGCCGTGTACGGATTCAAGTTCGTTTCGGGGTTACGCATAATCGCGCCGGTCGAATCCTTGAACGCCAAAACCTTTGCGCCGGTTCCGGTCCCGTCGTCGATGAACTCGGGCGACATCGCCTTTACCTTTGCAATTGCTTGGTTCATCAAAACAGATGTGACAGATGCGGGCAAATCGGCCTTGAATTTGATTCCGGCCCCCGCCTTGGCAAATTCGCCGTCCATTCGAACGTCCAACATTTGTTTTTCGTGGTCGTCCTTGGCTTGGTCAAATTGGGTTTTCAGCGCGGCAAATTCGCCACGCACGTTTTCCAAATCGGCCTTGGCTTGGTCCAATTGGCGTTTGGTTTCCGCGTCGCCGCCGCCCTTTGCGATAATCCCGTTGAGCCGGGCAACCTCATTTTCCGAATCGGTCAATTTGGTTTGCAGTTCGGCGGCGTTTCCCGCTTGGCCTTTGATTTCGCCAATAACACGTTTGGCGTAATCATACGTTTTTTCGGCTCCATTCTTGGCGATACCGGACGCGGCCAAAATGTCTGCATCCAAACCGCCGTAAATTTCGCCGGTCTTTTGTCCGATTACCGATTGTTCATCGTTCTTGGACATTTCGACAATAGCGTTTTTCTGTTCATCTGTCAACGCGGCGGTTGCGGCGTTGGCGTTCAAAAGTTCATTTGTGAGTGCCATAATTCTTTCCCTTTGAATTTTTGGTATATCAATCTACCGTATCGCAATTGGTGTTATTTCGAACCCTTGGGGCGGCCGGGCTTCTTGGTTTCCTGTTCCTGTCCCTGTGCGGGTTCGGGTTCCGGCTCGGCGGCCGGTGCGGGTTCGGCGTTGGCTTTTTCCTGTTGTGCCGCAAGGGCGGCCGCAACGGCTTCGTCAATCAATTTTTGTTGGTCTGCGAGCGCGGCGGCAACGGCCGCGTCAATGCGTTCTTGTTCCGCCTTTTGCTTCGCGGCGGCGGATTCCTTGGCCATATTGGCCCGTTGTGCAATGTACGGGTTCGGGTCGTAAAGAACGGTAATGTTGAACCCCTGTTTTAACAGGGAATCCCGCACCGTCGTTTCATACGCCTTTTTCCCGAATTTTTGGACCCTCGGTTTGGAAATCCTTTTGCCGGTTCGCGTGTCGAATTGGGGGACCTCAATAACGCAATGGTACGCCATTTCTTCGCCCTTGGGGACAACGTAATTTTCCGACGTCAAATTTTCAATCGCGGTGTCGCGTCCGTCTTTTGTAATCATACGTCTTTCGGTTTTTTGTTAAACTTGGGCGGCCGGTTCCGGGCGTTGCTCGTTCTCATACCGGGCCAATTCCGCCGTTATAATTTCAATCTTTTTTGCAAACGGTATCGCGCTTCCGAAATCCAATACATTGGTGTTCTCGCGCTCAAACCGACGTACAAAATTAGAAAAGTTTAATTTAATGCGCAAATCTTGTTCGGCAATCAATCCTTTGTCGAACATTTCGATTGCTTCCGTGCGCGTCAAATGCCGGTACGGTTCCAATTCGGCCAATACCAACATTCGGCGTAATTGCGTCGGGTCGTTCCTGTATTCTGTTTCCAAGATTTGGTTTTGCATCATATCCAATTCGGATTCCGGCGCGCCCGCTTCCTTGGCGGCCTTATACCGGGCGCGTAATTCGTCCGGCGAATACAAGTAAAATTCGGTCCCGTAATTGATTTTCGCGGAAATGAAATATTTTCCGTACCTCAACCGGCAAACCGTTTCATCGGCCCATTGTTGCGCGGATTCAAAACCTTTCTTTACGCGGTTCAATACCGTTGTAACGCTTTCAAAGTTTGCCCGCACCTGTTGTTCGTTGAACGCGTCCCGATTGGTAATGATTTCGTCTTGACCAACAACCGCCGTAATGATTTCTTCGCGCAAACGCTTTTGTTCGTCCACGTTGTAATCAAGGGCGTCGCGGTCCACGGTCAACATCTGTACAGGGTTCCGCAAATCCGGTTGGTTTTCTTCCGCGTTCGGCACGGGGATTTCGATAAATGAACCGGCACCGATAATGCGTTTGTTGCCGCATTTCGGGCAACGCATCAACAAACCGGCCGGGTCCAACCTATAATGGCCTTGTTTATCCCTCAAAAATCCGCCGTCGCAAGTGTCCCCGTTTTCAGCGTTGGAAAAATCGCAACTTTGTTCATAACCGGACAATATGGGATATGCGCCCATAAGGTCCAATTGACGCTTCGAAATATGGAAAAATTCGAACCAATCCAATGATTCCAAAACGCCGGACAACGGGGACGCCTTAACGTCCGGGTCGTCCAACGAAATGGGTTCCGTCCAAAAAAACCTGGCCGGGCAATAACCCAAATCGTGCGGGGCTTCCAACAACGGTTCCCCGTCAATTTGTCCGGTTTTCTTTTCGTCTTTCCAAACGCGGTACGTGGAATCGTCCAAAACAACGATTTCGTCCCGGCGGCGGAAAACGATGAAATCCATAACACCGGTTGTCCGGTCCGCCTTGTACGCAATAACATCGTCAATCGGCAACCAATAAAAATACGGCTCGGGACGGTCCGTTTTCTGTTCGCGGGGAACATCAACAATCAAAACCGAATTGATTTCGGATTTGAAAAACTCCCAACCCTTGGTTGACCATATTTCGGGTTCGTGCAACTTGGTTTGGCGGTATTCTTCCCAATCGTCGCGTTGTTCTGTGTTAACAAATTGATAGTTGAACGCCGGGTTGCGCCCGTCGAAAATGCGGCTTAATTTGTCAAAGCAAACGTCCGTTATCTCGTTTGTTTTAACGGGATAACGGAACAATGCTTTGAATAATACAAACTTATCGTGCGGCAAAATGTTTTCAACCATTGACAACCATTGCGTCAATGGCAAAGAAATCCACGGGTTGTTGAACGTGGTAACGCGCTTAACCGTGTGAAATTTGATGCGCCCTTGGTGCATCTTCGCGCGGTCCAATGCGGCCCCGTTCCGTCGCTCGTCAATTTCCTTTTTTATTTTGCTTACGTCGTAAGGCATAATCCACAAATTCGAATTTTGAGTTATCCGGCAAATGCCAACCGCCGTTGTTCGGCATACGCAACAGTCGTTCCGCGTGGGAATATTCAAATTCCCGGGTAACGTCGTTCGCAACCAACGTTACCGTGGTTGTCTTGGCGTTCATATTAGGCGGGGTTTAAATCGGTCAACGGGTTGAAATCGTCGGGCTTGACGATTGCAAGGTTATCCGAATAGTTGTCGGGGTACTGCCATTGAATTTCGTTGGAATCCTTTGCGTCGAAATTGCCGTGAATCTTCGAACCCACGAACAGGGCGCGAATTGGAATCGGGTAATAGGTGGTCGGCGTGGTCGGGTCTTGGATGGCTTCAATTTTCCCGTTCTCGTCGAAAAGGAAAACGCCGAGGTTACCGGCCGCCGCTTCGCACATCAATTCCTTGATGATTTTAATGGTGGATTGAGGAACGCCACGGAACACACCGGCAAATTGAACCGGGTTGCCGCCGAGGACTTGCGGAATACCACCCAAATCATCGTTACCGCCGGACGTCAAACGGGCGTCGCCGCCGGAATCGGCCGGGGCATTGATATACGGCGAAACAACGATTTTCGTACCATTGGCGGCGGCCAACAGTGCGGTCCACGTTGCCAATTTCGTAATAGTCGGGGCAAGCGGGGTTCCGCTTCCAACCATCGCGTTACGCGTTCCGTCGGCTTGACGCAGACGTTGGAACGCAACTTTTTGGATTTGGCCGAAATTTTCCGGGCAAGTTACGGCGGGAATCGTCGTAATTGCGGTTGCGGCCGGGCATTGACAAATAAGTGACATAATGCAAAATGTTTTAGTTGTTTGTTATGCTTCGAACGGCTTACCCTTTGCCGCTTCAACTGCAAAAATAATTAAAATTTCAACAAATCGCGCATAATCAACGCAAAATTCAATTTGGCACAATTTATCGTCCGGGGTTTTTATCGCCCCAAAATGGGCGTTTGTGGCCCTAATGGACCCGGACGCCCCGGCTCGCTTGGTTGTACGGCTTCGTGTTGCCGTCGGCAATTTCCTTTTCGTATATTCCGGTCAATCCGTCCGCGTCGTCGTCGTGTTCGTTCGCACCGAAATTGCGCAAAAACCCGGTAATATGCTTGTGGAATGCCGGAAATTTCGTTTCCCACCCAAACGGGAATATGATATGTTGATTTACCAACGGCGCGCCCGTAATAATGCGTGATTCCTTGTTTGCGCCTTGGTAAAACGGAACAGACAAACACCCAATCTTTTTTTTCACGACCTTTTCGAATTGCGCGCCGCCGTTGTTCGATTCTATCCACGCCTTTTGTGTGCGGTTCGTGTTTATCATCCGGGGAACTGTAACCGTTGTAACCTCGGTTGATTCGTCGGTATATTCGATGTCGGTAATGAGCGCGAACAACAACGGTTCGAACCGCTTGTTGTGTTCGCTCCAAATTTGATTGTCGGATTTATAGATGTCGTACGTTGCCGCAAACAAAAAGTCGTCGCCCTCGTCCGCCACGTCAACATAACACCCGGACCGCACATATTGGCCCCAATCGGATTTTTCAACCCACGTTTTAAACGGTTGGTACAAATACGCCGTCGCGTCCCCCGGATTGCCTTGGTATAGGCATTGAAAACCCAACGGGTCCAATTGCTTTTGTTGCAACAGGCGTTCCAATGAATGGCGTTGCGGCCACAAAGGTTGCCCGGGTTCCCGGTCGTCAATCTCGGTCGGCGGGCCGGTTTTGATGGCTTCGAAATTGACCAATACCCACGCGCCGGCCGGTATGTTTTCAAAGTCGTACCAACGTTCAGCAAAAACGACCTTTTCCGAATCAATGATTTTGCCAATAATATCATCCGGGTTCCACCGCGTGAACACGACCAATTGTTGGGAATCGTTATGCAAACGGGTTTGCGCAACTTTCGTGAACCACTCCCACGCGGCCGTCCTAATAATCGGGCTATTCGCTTCCGCCGAATCTTTGTACAAATCATCGTAAATCATCACGTCCACGGTCTTGGACGTCAACGAACCGCCACGACCCACGACGCGCAATGAACCGGTGTGGCCCACGATTTCGAACACGTCCGAATTGCGCAAGTAATTGTTGGCAACAGTGACCACGTTGGACCCGTTCAACGTCGTATCCGGGAAAATAGCCCGGTATTCGTCCGAATCAATCAACCGTTGTACGTCGCGGTTGAAATCCTTGGCAATCGTGGCCGCATACGAACAGATGCAAATTTTCAAATCGGGGTACATCCCCAACATATCCGCCGGCAAAAACCGGCTTGACCCTTGGGATTTGCCGTGTTGCGGCGGGGCCTGTATGATTAGTTTTTGAATCTTGCGTTTGGCAAACAAATCCAACACGCGGTAATACGCTTTATGAAACGGCGTCGGTTGGAACGACCGTTGCATATATTGGGCGAACCACAAAAGGTTACGCCGTGCGCCCTCTTGCAAAAACAATTCCGGGTGTTCGGTCAACATCCGGGTTATTTGCATCGTGTCCAAATCCATTTCTAACTGTCAATCCCGATTTTTGACAAATTCGGCCATCTTGCGTTCATAAATGCAATAACGGATTTTTGCACCGCTTCAAATTGCGCGTCCGTCAAATGGCCAAGATGTATAATAATAACATCTTCGTTTGGGTCTTGCGGCCCGTCCGTTTTTCCAAATCCCGCCATCGTTATTTTTCTTTCCCGTCAAACAATTGGCGGATTGCCCACGCCAACGCGTCAATCAACGCGAAACAAAGGGCAATCCACGCCAACATTGCAAGACCATCCAACATTTTATTTGGTTTTAATGGCTTCAAGAACTTGCGCCAACAAATCGTCCGGGACGTTCTTTAACGAAACAGTTGTTTTGCTTTCGGTTTCAACCTTGCCCGACAATTCGTTATTAACGCGATTTTGCCAATGTTCCGGGTCACGGTTGCACAACGCAAAGATAATGGCCGTTGGATTCGGCAAAACGCGTTTGTGTACAACCTTGGTTTTCGTTATTGTTCCCTTGCCGTCCCGGCCCGGCACTTTTTCCGTCGTTGTTTCGTCGTATTCAAACCCGCGTACCAATTCCGCCAACGAACGCTTGCAGTCAACGACCAATTGGGAATCGTACCAATCTTGGTATTCCTGTTCGGCCTTTTTAACCTTTTCCGAAAAATCCGAATCGTCGCGCAAATGCCGGTAAAAAGAATCGTGACCAACACGCGCGGCCGTGTACGCATCTTTATACGATTGCCCCTTTGCAATGGCCGCACACATTATTTCAACCTTTGCATCGGTCCATTGGGGTTTCCGGCCTTTTTTCTTGGGTTCGGCCGCGATTGTCCCTTTATCTTTTGCCATAACTCAATGTATTTTTTGCAAAGATAGTGAAATTTCTACAAATAGCCCGGACGGCCGTCAACACCACCCGGGCGAAACATTATTTTGCCTGTTTGCGTATTCCGCGATTAAACCATTTGTCAACAAATTCTTTGATTGTCGGAATATCGTACACGCCGTTGGAAGATAGGCCCACGACGATTGCCAACATTACCACGCCCAACCATTCGGGTTGCCCAAATTCGATTAACTGCAAGGCCCACGCGACAACAGACAGGACCGCGCCGACGACCCACGCGACAATTTGGGGCCACATTCCGTTAATGATTTTGAACGCGCCGTTGATGATACCGGCCAACGATACGGTTGCCGCCATCAAAAGCGGGGCAATGTACCAAAAGTTTTCGCTAAAAATTCCTTTGATAATTTCCATAACGATTTAATTTATTTGTTAAACTTTTTCCGCTTGCGCGGCTTCTCTCTTTTTCTTTGCAAACGCGGGCCACTCGGGCGAATCGAAATAAAACCAATATAACCCGCCACATTTCGGGCGTTTGCCCTTACAACAGGACGCAATGTTACGACGGCAAAGATTCAATTTCCTTGCGGCTTCCGCCGCGCTTTCGCAATACGCGTGTTCGCCCTTTTCGTTTATGGCTACAACCGCACGTTTGTTCCAACCTCTTACGGCGGGATTTACACGCAAATTCTTTTTACCGATTTCAAGGATGCGGGCCTGTTGTTCTTCCGTCAACCATTCATCCCATTTTTTCCCGGCATTATGCGGGACGTGTCCTTTCATAAATCGGCCGTTCTTAAAATTGCGCGTCGGCCGCCCGTCTTTTCCAAATTCGTATTTCATTTTCCGGGCTTTTTCTTGGGCAACAATGAAATACACGCGCCGTCGTCTGCGTTAACGGGGAACTGCGATATTTCGCACACCCGTTGCGGGTCCCACCAACCCGACAAAACGCAATGTTGACAATCCCGGCATTTCGAATCCGTTAATTGTTCCATTATTCTTTTTCGTATTTTGGGATAAACGCGGCGTCCTTGCATTCGCCGGTTTCAAACTTGATGCGGACGTAAAGCATTTGGCGGTCCGGTTGGTCCTCAATTTCAATCAAACGTTTACCGGCACGGCCAACGATTGCATCCCATAACGCCAAAATATATTGCGGGTCGTTGTGTTCGCTATAATCCGCTTCGATAAAGTAATGGTCCCCGCCGTTCTTTGGTTCGCATTCTCGGCCGGTCATACTTTCGACCATCCGGCACAATTGCGCATCAAACGGCCGCAACTTGGTTTTCCAATATTCTTTCGCGCTCATTGTTTGATTTTTGATTTTATAATTTTAAATCCATCTTCTCCCAACGCAATTGCGCGGGGATATTCGGTAATGTCGTCTTTCGGGACAATAAGATTGTACACACCCAATTGGCCCTTTATCGGCATTTCCACGACCCGGCGCGGGTTGCGCATCAACCATCCGTAACCCTTGCGCGGGCGTTCGTTTTCCGGGATGCACGTTGCGGTCCAATCTTCCGGCGTAAATTCTTCAACGGGCTTGGTGCCGTACAGTTCGACAAAACCGCAAGTAACACCGGCCGGGTTCAACGGGATAACCGGTTTTGCCGACGAACAAATTAACAGGTCGCCCCGGTATTTTGTATCTCGGGTTCGTACCTCAATTGATTTTTCCGCGTGGTATTCCCCGCGTTCGTCCCGACGGACAACACGCGTTAACAAATCCGCATACGGTTGTTTTACCGTTAACGCCTTGAAAACGTCGTGTTGTGCCGGGTCGTATTGTTTTCTGTCAATCTGCATACCGTCAAATGTTTTCGGGAATGTCGGGGCCGGTATATGCGCCGGGTTGATATTCAGGTGCCGGGGCCGGTGCGGATTCGTGTTTAGGGCCGCCCGCTAATTCCATTTCGTCAACGTGGATTTCGGTAACGTACCGAGTTTGTCCGGCGTTGTCTTGGTATGAACGGGTCTTGATTTTGCCGACGATATTAAGGCGGGTTCCCTTTTTGACGAAATCTTCGCACACGCCCGCCAATCCGGATTTCCTGACAACGATATTGTGCCAATCCGTGGAATCGGGTATTTCTTTTCCGTCCTTGGTCTTATATCCGCGTTCGGTCGTGGCCAACGTGAATTGTGCGACCTTGCCGCCGTTTTCGAAATTGGTAATTTCGGGGTCCTTTCCCACATTACCGGTCAAAATTACTTTATTCATCTTTTTTCAAGTTTGATTCCAATTGTTGCTTTATGAAATTAACGACTGAATCGTATTCCTTTTGTGTCGCGCCCTTGGACTTTTGGAAATACAGAATCGGGGACAACGTATTACCGTCCTTTTTCATTATCGCGGGTTGTTTGCATATCCCGGTTATCCCGTTCCGGACCAACACAATTTCCATATTCTTGTCGTTTTTCCTTTTTCGGCCGGGCCGGTTTCGGGGCGCGGCCGTTTCTTTCAAAATTTGCTTTCGCCTTGTCCCGTCGAATAGACCGGACAACATCGTTGTATTCTTTCATTCCGGGTCGTAAACGGACGGTTTGTTTGCAGACAACAAAACCGGTTGTAAGGGTTGGCCGAATGTCAACATTGACAACCAAATTTGACCGGTTTCCGCAATCGTTTTCAGTTCATCCGGCGTCAATTGCCAACACGTCAACACCTCGCCGGTTTTCAGTTTTCCGCGCAATTCCGCCGGTAACGGTCGGTATTCGGATTGGTTCGCGCCAAACACAATGTTTACGCCATCAAATTTAATCGGTTCCACGCTACAAATGTTTGTATTCTTCGTTTAATTTTTCAATAATCAACAGATTCGACCGGTATATGCGCATATTCCGGCGGTCGCCATTTTCCCAACGATTGTGCATTTCAAAACACAATATATTAACATTCCTTGGGTCGTGTGCCATTTCCGGGTGCGCACCACGGGTTAATATATGCGAAATATACACGGCAGAATATTGGTGCAACGGGCGCATCGTTTCCGCGCATTGGTGCGGGTAATGGTCCCAACACCACCGGTAAAACCGTTCGTTTTCCGCCGGGGTATGGCCTGTTCCGAACAACTCCCGTTGGATTGAAACCCGCAAACGGATTTCCATTACAAAACGCGGGTCAATCAATGGTTCGATTCCGTGCGCCCTGCAAAGGTCGTATTGTTCGCGGGTATCAATCAAAAACGGTTCCATTATTCGCCGAATACCTCCATTTCCGCCGTCTTGTTCTCAAACAAATAGGCGTACGCTTCGTTAACGATTTTGTCGGCCCACACGGTCATTTTTACGGCCGCGTTGCTTTCGCTCGTCTTGTACTTGATACGCGGCGTCTTGAACGTTACGCGACCAAATTTCGTTTCGATATTCCCGAGAATGGAAATGCCGATATTGTCTTTTTTCCCGGCAAACGTTACGCCGGTTGGCGTAATGGGCGAACGCCCAAGTTCGCGTTGCGCCGAAAATTCCGTGTTGTCGAAAACGTCGCAAACAATGTCGGTCAATTCCCGCGTAAACAACGCTTCCAAATCGGGGTGAATCGGCCGCGATACCTTGACGTGGTATTCGTTTTCGGTCGTCGTTCCGTCGTCGTAGGTTTCGCAAAGTCTGTACTTGCAATCCACGCCAAACATTTCAAGTTTGAACGTCTTTAATTCAAAGGTCTTTTCCATATCGCTTTACTTTATTTTCCCGGTTCGGCCGGGTCCGCCTTTTGGGGGACCAAACAGGTACGCCCAAGTTCAACCAATGTCAAAATGTCTTTCGCAATCGCGGCTTCCGCCTTTGAATGGGACTTTTTGATTTCTACCGCCCATTTCTTCGTGTACAACACAACAAAATCCGGGTCGGTGTGCAATGTAATTGTTTTCTGTTTTGCCATATTAAAATTCGTTTTGTTCCAACAATGCGGCGGCCCGGCCGATTGATTCCGTCGAATTTTTGATTTCCGGTGCCGTAATAACACCGTTGACGGGCGGTTCGTTGTTTTCTTCTTTCATCGGCGGATTCATACCGCATCCGCCGCATTTCGGGCCGCCCCCAAATTCCTTTGCCGCATCCGCCGCAATCTTGGCGGCGTCGCTTGCCGCGTCGGCGATTTTGGCAAAGGCGGGAACCGGGTTGTTCGGTTGTTCTTCCGGGTATTCCTTTACTTTCAGTTCGACCAATCCGTGTTCCAACAGGACCGGCAAACAACGCGCAACCGCTTTCGTATCTTCCAACGCATCGTGCGCCGGGAACGTTTCGCCGGGGAAACAACGCGAATACAGTTCGCCAAGGTTGGGGAATTTCAACCGGCCGTTGGCCATCCGGGCGTCAACCCATTTCATCGTCGGCCGCATCGTGTCAATTCGCTTGCCCTTATACAACGCGGATTCAACGTCGTTGGCGTCGTAATACTCGCGCCCGAGTTCGCGCAAAATGTTTGCTTTGACAATGGACGTGTCGAAATGGATATTGTGGCCACAAATCAACCCCGCGTTCAAGCAATCCGCAATAAACATATCAACAATGGCCGCGAACGGCTCGCCGTGTTCCAATGCGTATTCCGTGGTTATGCCGTGGACCTCAACGGTATCGGCGGGAATTTCCCAACCGTCCGGGCGGACAATATGCGATTCAACCTTGCATCCGTGCATCCACGCCAATTGTACAATATGCGGATAACCCGCAAAATCCGTTTCCCAACTTGCGTTCCGGTCCGGAATGCCCGTTGTTTCTGTGTCGAAAAATAAGACGTCGTTAATATTCATTGTTTTGTCGTGTTACTTTTGGTCAATAATCGCTTTCGTGCCATCCGCTTTGTTGCCATACAGGGTTCCGGACGGAATGTTGCTAAACTCGCGTAATGCGGTTTTTAGGTCGTAAACCGTACAATTCCAACCGCGTGAAATCGTGTACGAAATGAAATCTTCTTCGTTAATCTTCCGCATATCAAATTGATTTAGGGTCCTCAATGTAAACATACAGGTTTTCGGCGGCGTATTGCTTCAACCAATCCAAGAAATCCAACATTTGGCGTTGGTTCAATTGGCGACCATATAAGGCCCCGCCGTTGTTGTCGGCGCGGTCTGTATCGCCCGGGTAATTCGACAACAAGAATGCGTCCGTTTGGTCCTCGGTCAACCTTTCGCCGGTTTCGTATAACGCGGTCCGGATTGTCGGGACAACGTAATTGTAGTAATAACCCAACAGGGCGGCGGACGTTCCGGGTTCGGCGGTTTCAAAACGGACCATTACGCGCTTTCCTTTGTTCTCGGCGAAATAGGCGTTTAACCGGTCCATCGGCAACCGAAATTTTCCATCAATCCCGATAATGCCCGATTCTGCAATTACGTTATTTTTCATTTTCAAACCAATATTCTTTGTACCGGATTCCGTCTTTGTTCGTACGCCACACGTCAACCATTACATAACCGGCAATTTTACCGTCTGCAATCATCCGGCGGATTTTGCAAAATTCCGTGTGCATTTCCGCACATTTAAATTCTTTTCCGTTGTACACAGAAAGACGACGCCCGGCCATAAGGGCCACAATGATTTTCCGCCGCTTGGATTCGCGGGTTTCGGATTCGGTTCGCTTGTTTGCGCGTTTGAAAAAGAGTGCCATAATTATTTGGTTTTTAGTTCGCTTTCGGAAAAAACAAATCGTGTAATTCGGGAAATTCGGCCGTGACCAATTTTGCAACGGTCAAATTGTACGCTTGCAGTCCCAATTGTTCGATATAATCGCGTTCGGCAACGGGACGCGGTGAACGCTTGGCGATAACATCTTTGAACGCGTCGGAAAATTCATCAACAGACATACCAATTACGCGGTCAATTGGATGCGCGGGTAATTTGTAACCCTTTGCGCCGCCCATCTTGCGCATCGCTTGATAAGACGCGCGGATTGCTTCGCGGTCGGTCCGTTGGGCTTCCATATACGCGGACAAGTTCGTTTTAAACTCGTCCATATTGCAAACGTCCTCAACGGTTTTTCCGGCCAACGCTTTACAAGAACCAATCTTTTTTCGTGTTTCCTTGTTCATCTTTTTACCACGCTTTCAATTCATACGTTTTCCCGTCCTTGACAATTACGCAATCGTCGGTTTCTTTCAACGCCACGACGTCCGGGCGCGGGATTGATTCTACAACAGGGACGCCAAAGGCCCCGGAACGGCGGACCACAAAGGCCAACGAATTGTTCACGCGGGACAAATTCGCGCAACTGAATACCACCGTATCGAATTTCGTGTGCGCAAAATCCGAAATGCGCATTGCGCGTCGCGTCATACGCAAGATTTCAAACAAACGTTTCATCGCTCGGTGTATTCTTCAACCAACATTTCCGTTTGTCCGCGTTGGACCTGTTCGATGAATCCTTGGAATCCATTTTTGCGGGCAATTTCAACAATCGTTTCCAAACGCTTTGCGCCCAACGATTCGCCACGCGCGATGCGGAACACCTTTACCGTGGGATTCGACGCAATGATTAGTTTGGTCGCGATTTCCATAATTTGGGAATCCGAAACCTTGCCGGGGACGAACGGAACGCCGTTCAATTCCAAACCGTCGTCGGTAAACGTCAACCCGCCAATCGGCAATTTGGCGTTTGCAATAAGTTCCGCGCGTTCCTTGGCCAACGTGTCAATTTTGCCGTCCATTTCTTGCGCCTTGGCGGTAACGGAATCAAATTGTTGTTTCTTTTCCCTGTATTGCTCAACCATTGCGTACTTTTTGTTGTGCGCGTCTGCGTTTGCCAACAGTTCGGCAACGTTCGTTTTCTCGGGGTTGTTCTTTTCGTAATCGGCCAACCATTGTTCGGCGTTCGCCTTGCGGTTTTCGAAATCGGCTTTTTCGGCGTTGATTAACGAAACGGTTTCGTTGTATGTCTTTTCCGCGTCGGCAATCATTTTCGCGGCAATTTCCTTGGCCTGTTTCAATGAATCCGCCGCCACTTCAAGCCGTGCCGGGATTTCGGCCAACTGTTCCGTGCGTTGCGCCAACATTTCGCGCACCGTCTTGGCCTTTTCAATCAACTTTGCGTTCGTGGCCTGTTGTTCCATCAACCCGGTAACATCAATGGGCTTGCCGTATTTCTCAATATCGCCCGGTTCCATCCTCGCGGAAATGGACGCAACCAACGCATCAAACGTCTTTACGTCCCGGTTAATGCCGGTACGTTCCGTTTTCAGTTCGGAAACCTCGGCGTCAATCGCTTCGATTCGCTCGCGGACCGCCGGGGCCAACAGGGACTTAACAACGGCAATTTGCTTGCGGCGTCCCTCGGCCGTTTCGGACCAACGCGAAAATTCCACGGCGTCGAAATCTTGATAACCGAAAATGCGTTGCAACATCGAAACGTTGTTGGTCTGCATCCCGGTTGATTTCTGTTTGATTGTAAGCGTTCCGCGCGGGTTCGCTTCCGTGAAAGACAATTGCACGTCGTATTCCTCGCCGTCGTCGCCAACAATCATTTTGGCGAAACCCTTTGATGCGCCGTTGCGTAACACGTCGTCGCGGTTGCCCGTCAACAATACGCCAATGGCCTTTAACAACGTGGATTTGCCTAATTCGTTGTCCCCGGTAACGAAATACACCGCGCCGGTAAAATCGGCGGAAAACCGTTCGATTACTTGGAAATTCAGTAACTCTAACTTTTTAATAAACATCGTATCGAAAAATTAAGTGTTATACTTTCCCGGGAATCCGCCCGGTCGGTTGTGGCCATTGCCGGAATCGAACCGGCACACCGTTAAGGTACAAAATTTTGAGTTTTGCGTGTCTGCCTATTTCCACCAAATGGCCATTTATTTGTTCGTGTTCTTTCCCGCGAATGTGTCCGTTTGCGCGTGACAATTCGGGCAAAGAATCTGTAAATTTTCCAATCTATTGTCGTTGTGTATCCCGTTTTTGTGGTGTACCTGTAACGGAATTGGTTTACCGTTCCATTCAGTATTACCGCAAATTTCGCATTTCCTTTCACGCAATCCGTTGTTCAAAATCCGGTTACGAAGATGGTTCGAACAGGTATATTTTGAATCTTTCACAAAAACCAATTCATCGTTAATTCGCGGAATCCTTTTACCGGGCTTTCCTTTGTTCCACACGCTTCCGGTAAAATGCGACGTGTCAATATTCAAACGTTCAATATGGCAACGCAATATCTTATATGAATTGCCAAACCGCGAACGTCCAAGACGGCGCAACATTTCCGCAATGCTTTTTGATTGCTTCGCCGCTTCAATAATTTCCGCGTCTGTATTTTTGTGCTTTCTGTTCATATTGAACCCCCGCCCGGAATCGAACCGCCGCGCCCACTTTTGCGCCACGGGGGTTTGTTTGGGCCTTTCACGTTTCACAACGTTCCGGCCCCGTAAAGTAAAAAACGTTCAATATTTATTCGCGGATGATGACCGCTTTTGTTGCCCCGGCACGAATCGAACGTGCATCGTCGGAACCAAAATCCAATGTGTTAGCCGTTGCACCACGGGGCAATTGTTGTTATCTATCTAAATGGATTGATTCAAATTTGCATCCGGCCATCAGCCCGCGCGTTGCGCATCGCGCTTCTTTCTCCGCTTCTCTCCTATTGTCTGCATTGATAAACAAATCCCACGATGAACCGGATTTTTTGTCGGTGTAATTTGCAATGTACTTTTTCATAACTCATTGTTTTTTTGCTTCGCGGAACCCGCCCGGTCGGTTGGGTTATTTCCTTAACCCGATACAAAGGTACAACAAAAAATTTAATTTCCAAATATTTTTGCTTTATTTTTTCGATTTTTTTCAAAAAAGTTTTCCGGCGTCCTCAATCCTCGGTTCCCAACATACCGTTCCGGCCGCAAACGCGCGTTCAAATGCGGCGTCCGTTGGGGCGTGGCGGCCCAATTCGAACCAATGTTTGTATTTGGCCCGCTTGCAATATATCCGGTACGTCCCGCCCGGGACGCCAACTATACGCGCAACAACAACCATCAATAAATAAGTTTGCGTTTCGGTTTTGTCTTGGTCATATATTCCCAATCCATTTCGAACGCCCAATACGGGACGGCCCTATACGCACGGCGTTGTTTATACTGATTCCAAACCCAATAAACGTGTACGGGTTCATCCCCGGTTACAACCGCGCCGTGGTAATGTATCTTTTCCCCAAACAAATAAAATGTTTCGCCGGGTTTTATTTCTCTTAACGGGCCTTTCATATTTCTTCGTGGTTACAGTAAACAATTTTTCGCCGCCGTTCGTCACGCAAGAAACAACGGCAATCTTGACAGGCGTTCGAAGCAACATAAATTCGCACGGATGCAATCATCTTTCCATACGGGCAAGGCGTTTTCATAACCTTTCCGGAATGGTCGGTTTCGTATCTTATTTCCTCAACCATAATTCATTTTTTTAACCGCCTGTATTTTTCGGACGTGTTCTTATTTACAAATTCTTGTACGGACATATTCTTATATCCGTTTGCGAACGGGTTAATTACATATCCGCGCCGGTTCTTCATCTTGTCCCGGTTCCAAAGCAACCCGGCGGATTCTCGCTTTGTTTCATTCGCTTTTTTAAGACTGTACCGGACGCCGTTTCGCTTTTTGCTCATATCAAAACAACCTTGGGTTCGGGTCCAACAAATGCGCGTTCAATGCGTCCAATTCCCGTTCCATCTTCCGGGCCGCGTTCAACGCATCGTAATTGTGTTCGTTGAACCATTCGCGTTGTTTCTCTCGCAACGACGCAACGAACCGCACGTATTCCGCCGACTGTTCCGGCGTTATTTCTTGCAAATTTTCAATTTGCGGGGCTTTTAATTCGTCCATATAACTTTACTTGACAGATTGTTTGATTGTCTTAATTTGGCGTTCTTTGCCCTTTGTGGCGATTGAACCGCGCTTGCGCTTTGGCATTCCGGGGTTCGTTGATTTCCCCGGCGGCCGTCCCCGTTTCCGCTTTACCTATTCCGTTTCCGGGGCCTTGCGTTCCGTTTCGGCCCGTTTCCGTTCCATTTCCGGCGTTACGGGGTGGCGGCACCAAAAGAACATCGCGGTTCCGGTCCTATAAAACCATTCGCATTTTCGACATTCCGTCGAATCAATGGCACAATTCCGACCGAACGGGCATTTGCCATCAATGGTTGTAAAAATTTTGGTCGGCATAATGTTATTTTCGGTTTGAATGTTTAACTGCGTATTTGTGTTGTTGGCGGCGGTCGCGCGTTTCTTTCTCTCTTTGCGCTTTCTCTATTATCCCAACTCTTTAAGTACGTCGTCAAAGTTTTCTATTGCTCGCGCAAATTCTCTTGCCCGCGCAAACACTCGTTCGCGTTCCCTTTTGATTGGCGTTAAATTATCTTGTTCCATACTAAAACAATTTATCGTGTTCGCGTTTCGGCAACTGTTCCTTAACCCATTTCGGTTCATTTACCAACGCCCAACGGCCGAAATGCAACAACAACAGGGCGTCCGCATTCCACAACGTAACATTTATTTCCGGGTACATTTTTGCCGCGTATTCAGCGTAACGCCGTTTGCGTTCCGCCTTTTCGACCTTTTCCCCGCGTACGCGCAATTTCAACTTGGTTTGCCACGTCATTGGATGCACCATTACGTACGGGATTCCGGCGGTTCCAATTATGGTTTTCAACTGTTCGTAATTCGCCATCATCTTTTGAATGCGGTACAATTTACCCATATTCGCCCGCGAATTATCCGCCGAAACATCGTCCGGACGCACCGACAATTTTTCAAGAAACACAATCGGGTTGTAGTTCTCGGCGTAATACGCGAAGAAATCCCGCAATTCCGTAATATCCTTTGGCATTTTTACCGCCTTGGTCCTGTTGCCGGGAATGAATACAGACAACCCACCGTTTGCCCCGGGGTCCACGCCAATAACACAATTTACCAAAAATCTTTGTTCCATCGCTATTCGAATTTTATGTAATCGGTTAATGTAATTCCGTTTGCTTTCATCTTCGCAAACGTTTCTATCAACGCCTTTCGGCGCGACAACGTGAACGCCCCGGGTTGCAGTTCCGGCGCATCCGGCCCGGCCTGTTTTAACCGGCGAACGTCCCCAACCATCCCACGACGGGAAAAATCGTTTATCGCCCGCGCAAATATGGCCTTTTGTTCGTCAACAGTTACCACAATTTCAGTTGCCAACCCGGCGTCCGCCAATTCGTTGTAATACAACATTTCGGCAATTGGCGACATTTCCGGCAACCGGCCGTTTTCCTTGAAAAACTCAAATGCCGCGATGCAATCTTTTTTCGTGGCGTCCCGGTAACATTGCATTTCTTCCGCATCAATCGTCCGTTCCGGAACCGGCCGCGCGTCGTTCGCCTTTTTCAATATCCACGCCCGGCGGCCTTTGTACGCGTTCAATATCTTGCAAACGTATTCGGCGTTGAATTGTTGATAATGCCCCCGGTCCGCTTGGCCGTCCCGGCCCTTGGGTAAATAATCATCCAACTCCCCGGTAATAGACATTTCGAACGCCATTTTGAAATCCTTAACGGTCAAGTTGCCGTAATACCGTTTCAAGATTTCTGCCACGCGGGCGACCAAATAACCACGTTCGGTTTCGTCCGTATCCCGGTATCCAACATCTTTTGCAATGAAGCGTAACGCCTTTGTAAGTTCGGCGAATAATTCGTTGCCGTCGTATTCGGCAACAGTCTTGGCCGTGGACGCCAAAAACACCGCCTTTTCAACCGGCCCCAACGCATCCATTACGGCCGGAATTGCGACCATTTCCCGGCGGACCATAACCGCCGATTTGGGTTTGTAAATTGTTACGCCTGTTTCCATATCATTGCGCCATACTTGATAAATATTCGATTGCATCCGGGGACAACGCCACGCCGCCGTTCAGTTTGTGCAACTTGCCCTTTTCAATATCTCCACGAATAAAGTTCCGGGCCGTCGCAATCCAATCTTTCATTTTCTTTCCCTTTTGCGCGGACCAATCCGCGACGGCGTGGAAATAGTACACAATATCAACGTTTGCAAATTCCGGCGTCTTAAATTCGGCGGCAAACGCGTTGTAATCGGCGAACCGGGAATTTTCGAAAAGACACGCGGCCGGTTCCGCCGTCCGGCGGGGCCGGGTAACTGTAACAGGAACAAAACCGGATTCGTCCGGGAATAAACCGCCATCGGCGTTATTATTATCATTACCCAAAGAATTATCCTTTGTATCAATATTGGTTGCCGTTTCAGCAACGCCCCCCGTTGCTATTTCAGCAACGCCCCCGTTGTTGTTTTGATAACGCCCCGTTGCTTTTTCAGCAACGCCGTATCTGTTTGCAACATAATGGCAAAATTTAACGCCGGAAAAGAACATTTCCCGTTTATCAACCAATCCCCGGTCAATCAACCGGTCAATTATCTTTTTGGCGTTCTGTTTGGTCACATTCAACGCCGATGCAACGTAATTCAAAGACCCGCGAAATTCGGTTTCTTTGTCTTGGGTAAATCCATATATCAATGAATAACACAACAATTCATTACCGGACAATCCCAATTCAACAATGGCGAATCCCGGAACGGTTATGTAATTGTCAATTTTGAATGTTCGTGTTTCCATTATTCAAAAATTTGTAATTGTGTGCCAACCTGTACTTTACCCAAAATAAAATCGCAAATAAAATTACGGGCATATTCTTTTGTTATCATTGAACGCGTTTCACTACAAATTCCGCCGCCCTTAACCCCGCGTTCATCAATAATTCGTTTTCCTTTATGCAACTTTTCCATCGTTACGTTATACGTTGGTTCGCAATTCAAAAACCAATATCCGGTTGGTTTCTTGTATATGTCCCCGCGCAACGTTCGGTCATTATCAATTATCGTCGGTTGGAATATAAAATTACCACGTAAAAATGTTTGCATACTAAACGGGTTTTCCATAATTATCCGTAAACCCCGCATATCGCAAACCGCGAACATCATTACCGCAATCCGCCAAAATCTTTCCCGATTTTTTGAACGTTCCAATATAGAATCGGCCTTTTCTTTCGTTGTTAATTTCCGCGAATTGTAATTGTACCAACCCATCAACATTTGCGACATACAATCGAAATAAATACAGGGGAAAAAAGCCAAAATCAAATCGTCCTTTGTCATTTTGTCGAATATAGAAATACCCCCCCCGTATGCGGTTTCTATTTCGGCGAACAAATCAATTACATTGTCCGTTTCGCCAAAATTGTTTTGTATGTCATAATCGGCGGCCGGGATTCCAAGTTTTATAAACTCATTCTTGAACGTCCCGGATTGCTCAAATAAGCAATGCGCCATCCCTTTTATTTCCATAAAAAAAGTTTGCCCCGTATTTCGGTCAACGGTGGCCGCCGTTGGCTTACTTTACAGGGCATTAAATTTCCGTTACGTGCGCGGCCACACACGATTGTTGCCACAAAGATAGTCAATTATATTTCAAATCCAAAATGGCCATCGTTATTTTTCGGTTTCTTTTTCGTTTGCGTTGATTTTGATAAACCGGATTAGACCGCCGGAAAACACAATATCCAACACCAAAACAAGTTCCAAGAAATGCCAAAAATTCCCAAAGAAATAATCCACAATTTCCATATTATTGTCCTTTTCCGGGTAACAGTAACGACAAATTTTGCGTTGGCGCAATTGCCTTGCGGATTTCTTCAATACGTGTATCGTTGGCAACCAACGAAACAACAGGATACCGGGAATTGGACCCGGGTTTGTTGCTTTTGGCAAACTGTACGGACAAATCGAACGCCGTTTGGCATACGGTCCCGCGCATCATTTGCACCCCGTCGAACGAATTACGTATGTTCTTGATTGACGACGCCGCGCCCTTGGTCGAAAATTGCCACACGCCCACGACGCCCCGGACGGCCGGCACGATAAACCGCAACGTTAACGCCACGTCCCAATTGTCGGCCCCGCGTTTCGTCGGGTTCCGGGCGGTTATCTGTTGCATAATATCCGGGTATTGGTCCACTGAATACGGGGCGTATTTCTTGCCGTCCCAAATTTCGAACGTATGGCCGTCCCCCCGGGCGACCAACGCGCCCTTATCGTCCCGGTATTCGTACCGTTCGTTGCAAACTTGCGCCGCATCGTCGGACGGGAATATGATTGTTATGGTTTGGGGCCGTTCGCCCAACGCTTGGGTAAACAACCCGGCGTATTTCCCGGTCGGCCGGAACCAATCAATTGACGTTGGATATTCGCGGCCGTTTTGGCCAACTTGTTTCATACCGATATGCAACCGGCCAATTTCGGGCAATTCCAATATTGCCGCGCCCTGTTCGGGCCTTACTATTCTTCCGGTCATTTTCCAAACACTTTTTCTTTCAATTCTTCTTTTGTTGCAGCTAATTTCATTTCCTCTCGGTTAACACGGCCGAGGTCGCACGTTAATTCATATTCAATATTGAAAAGAGCAATTCTATTTTTCCCCGGTTCGATGCGTATAAATATTCGTTTTACTGTCAATTCTCTCGGTTTATCATCAACCATTGTCCAAACCGTGGAACCGGGTTCGTATTTTGTCGTTATAGCAATCATATCTACAATTCCATTTCACAATTCAACAAACTTTCAGTCTCAACCGGCGTTTCCGGTTCGGGAGCCGGGGCCGGTTCGTAATACCTTGCCGTTACCGAAACATTGTTTCCGTCTTTCGTAATTTCGATTCCGGTTCCATCTTTCATATCTTTTTCCCAAGGAAGATGATTTTGCACGAAATCGTCATTGGCCGCTTTTCCCGAACATTCCGATTCATCGTTTTTCGTGGGTTCGGCCGCCTTTTTTCGGGGAACGCCACGCGTATTTTTGGCCATTCTTTCGGCCGGTTCGCCGCCCGGCACGTTGGCCGCCTTTTCCGGCGTTTCCTTTTCGGCGTCTTTCGATTTGATAAGTTCGGACAACGATAACGTCAAGATATTATCCGAAATCTTGCCGTGGTCCAAATCCAACACGCCACGAACGATTGTCAACGTATTGTCGCGCTTTTCGTCCTCAATGGTCGCCAACGCCAACAGATGCGGCAATTTCCTTGCATTGACCGAATCGGTTTGGTCTTTCAAATTGTACGTCGGTTTCGTCCGCCAATCTTTCGGCGAAAAGTTGAAAACACGCGATACCGGCATTTCGGGAAAATTCACGTTCCACATTGACCGGTACAGATGCAATTGCAATTCGTGTTCCTCATAAAATCCTTTGCGGCCGCTTTTGAAATCAACAATGGCCGTGAACGTATCGCCCGTTTTCGGGTCTGTCATTACACACGGCAAGTCAATACAACCGGCAAAGTTATAATCGGGATGCACCAAACCGATTTCAACGGCCATCGGTTTTACGTTGTAGTCCTTGACGAATTGAGCAAACGCCAACACGTCGCGGCGCACCTTGACAACCCATTGCGAAAACAGGGATTCCGGCACGTTCTCGCGTTCCATATACGCCGCCAATACCGCAGGGACGTTATCGAAATCGTAACGCCGGTTGATAATAAGCGTTTCGAATTGGCCGTGCATAAACGTTCCGTATGCGGCCGCAATATCGCGTTTCTCAACCGCGCCGTCCTTTCCGTTCGCAATCATCCAATCCAACAGGCCCGGCGGCGTCGGCATAACTTGTTTTAACAACGTGGTAACAGACGGGAACAACCGCAATTCGCCGGTTTCGTCGTAACGGTAATAATATCTGTACCCGTCCGAATTGAGTTGATACACGCGGTACGCCGGTTCGCGCAACGCGGACGAATCAAAGAACATCGCGCGGATTTCTTCAACAGTCATTCCGGGCGCAATTTCAATTTTCGGTTCCTGTTCCGGGGCCATCAACGCGGCCAACTCGGCGGGATTCTGTTTAATTTCCTTTGTCATATCGCTTTCGGTTTAATCATTTCATTTTCGCGCAACGGACGTAATCTTTTACGAATGTTACAACCATTATTGCGGCAATCATCGCCACAACGTAAACGGCCCATTTAAAGAATATCCCGACAACGCAAAGAATCAACACGGCGGCCCAAACAATGGACCAAAACAAATTCAACGCTTTATATGAATCCATCGCCTATTCGTTTGAAAGTCCAAACAGGAAATCCGCCGAGCAACCGCACGTTTCGCAGATGATAACAACCCATTCCGGTTTTACTGCATCCCGGCGGCCGTTGCATAAATTCGTCATATTAACCTGTTGTGCCGCTTCGCTTGAATTTGGCCACAACAACGCGGCCAAATCCTTTTTCAATACTGTTTTGCCCTGTTCCTTTGCTCGGGCAATCGCTTGTTCAATCCTAATCATATTTTGAATGTTAAAGTTAATCGCAACCATACCTTGCGCACCAATCCGCTTTTTCCTTGCAAAATGCGTCGTGGTCGTTGCGCCATTTCTCGTTGTCAATTCGAATTACGTTAAACCAATCTTCGTTCGGGTCAATAATCAATTCAACGTCGCCGTACTTTTCCGCAAGTTCCTTTTTTGCTTTTTCCGTTTGGAAATCATTGTATAATTGGCGCAATGCGTCGGTTTCGTCTGTGTGTATTGACGCTTTCGGCAAACCAAGGGAAACCAAAAGTTCGTAATTAAGTTCGTGAAGATTAATTTTCATATCATCGTTGTTTGTTCCCGGAACCCGCCGGGTCGTTCGGAACGTTCATCGTTCCGTATGCAAATATACAACAAAAAATTTAAATACCAAAAGAATTTGCAAAATTTGTATAACAAAATGTTTCCCCCAACAAAACCGGCGATTTCTTGGCCGCAAATTCCCGTTGTGACCGTCGGGACCTTTCCGGCGTTTAACGCCCCGGTTGGACCTTAAAAAACGAAAAGGCCGGGTATTTCCCCGGCCGTCCCGTGTTTCCCATTATTCGCTTTTAGGCAAAAATCCAAAGACCTTATCAAGATTAAGGCGAAACCCTTTGTAATAAACAAACATATCGTCGTCCCGAATAAATACCGGTTCGTTCGCTTCTTCGCCATCGTGTTTTTCCCAACGCGGCGCGTCAACAGAATATAACGGCGATTGCACACCGTCCGGCAACTTAATGTATTTATCGCCCGGGGAAACCTCGTTACAAAAAAACGCGGTTGTTCCCAAAAGAATAACAAACAGGTCGTCTTTTAGTTCTTTTTCCGCAACCCGCCATTCAACGGGACCGTTCGACGCGGCGGCCGACGTTTTGACCGGTTCGAAACCAAACGATTTACCAAACGCAAGATAATCCCGAATCAAGTTAAGAGAAAACCGCGCTTCGCTTTCCCGCGCGGCACAAATAGCCGCATCAATAAATTTTCCGGTCCGGCGGTTCAACGCTTCCTGTTCGGCCAACTCATTGCGCCGTTTGTCCAAATCCTTTTTAATTGCTTCCAAAATGTTCATATCGCTTTCGGTTTTAAAGGCCGGTTACCCGGCCCCCGGTTAAACTATGCTTCGACTACCATTCCGCCGCTCAACTCATACCACACGTTCGGCTTTACGCACCCCCCGTCCACCTTGACGGCCCGAACCTCTATGATAGGGTATGTTTCGCCGTCCCATTCGCCGCGCTCCGTCAGCACAAGCCAACAACCCAGTGCGCCACGCGCTTTCGATTCTTTGCCCGTTACAATAGCAACGGATTCCTTGCCGGACACCTCGGCGGCGGAAGAATTGCCCGTGTTGGTCGCGGCGGAAGAATTGCCCGTGTTGGTCGCGGCGGAAGAATTGCCCGTGTTGGTCGCGGCGGAACAATCGCCCGTGTTGGTCGCGGCGGACTGATAGCCCGTGTTGGTCGCGGCGGAAGAATTGCCCGTGTTGGTCGCGGCG